CTTTCCCCGGCGTGTTGGTGAAAGGATTATCGTCTTTAACAAGGTTTACTAAAGAGGCTAGGAAATCTACATTCCCATCCTCTTTTACCAGTACTGTAGTTGGGTTATGTGTATGTTCACTTTTCACTAAGCAACTCCCATCTATACAAGAACTGGTGGGTTTAGCACCGTTCGCTTTTAATATGTCAAAGCTCGCCTCTTGGTTCACACCTTTTTCACAGACAGTAACTTCAGCTAGTTCCATGTCATCTACTTGCATATATGATTCCATACCCTTTTGGATATTCTGGGTCTTAGTGGCACTCCCTGCGATACTGTATGACTTAAGCTTACCTTCTTTTATTTGTTCCATCACCCGCTTGGCTATACGGGTATCATCTCGTAGCTCTGTAATAAAGAATAAACCCTTTGGGTCAACACCTGACTTATATATATTTCCTGACTTAGTGATGTACGCCGGTAACGCCCAACCTACTTGTACATCAGAGTGTAACACCATGGCGTTCCTAGTGCGAAAGTTTTTCATATATGACTCAAAAGCTTTCTCTAAAGCCTTGGTTGTAATCAAATGACCTTCTCTATCAACTAATTCTACCGAAGCGGGGCCTCCAACAACCATGGGTTCAAAGTCATCATCAAACATACCTTCTTTTTTAGCAGCTTTAGAGAACGCCCCGTCATTAGGAAAGGCACGAACTAGGGTTATTAACTCAGCGGGAGAGCTTATGCCAGCTTTGAATAATCGTTTGTATTCATCTAGGGCTTTCGTTATATCTTTAGTTTCTAAAGGACGCTTAGAAGCTTTCTCCAACGATATAATCTCCGCATCCTCAGATACGAATTGGTACATATTATTATTTACATCCAGCGCCATCGTCATAATTACCCCTATCTATTGTTCCAACTTATCCCTGCAAGTGCGCCAACAATTACAACTAGATGTACAATCAAAAACCCAACTGCAATTAGTCCTGTTTTCACACCGTACATTTTACTTCTCCATTCCTGTATATCTATTACATCCGTTTGAATAGAGTTATAACTAGATACTAAGGACGCATTAAGAGCCGCTTGTGTTTCGATATAACGATCCAATCGTTCTGCGTAAACTGCTAATTTTAGATCAGTAGACTCAGAGGGGGGCATATTTTATTATCCTTGGTGTATTCCCCAAATTACCCCATGAATTGCAGGAGTATTCTGGGCAGCTAACACGGTAACTTTTGATCTAAAATCTATAGGCCAGTTGGTTTCAAATGTATCTCCACCTAATACTGGAATCCCAGTGGTAGCTGAAGCATCTACATCTAATCCAACATATACAATATCAGCAGCAGTACTAGACTCATTTCTTACTTTGATTCCACGTATTACTGATAATCCCGCCCTTCTCTTTGAGGGTGATAAGTCAGCAGTATCCTCCCATTCATAATTTAATCCTTGCGCTCCGTCAACATAAGCGGCATAATTACTGTCCCCGAACCTTTGTTCCACATGGATTTTATCGGTGTACCAGTTTATATTATGTTGAGTAGTTGATCGAACTATTACTCGATAGGAAGCACTTCCAGTTACAGGGAGCTTGTATTTAACCTGAAGTTGCTGAAAGGCTGTACTCAAACTAACAGAGTTACCTGTTATAAGGTCTGTCCCATCAGAGTCTTGAATAGCAATCTCTGCATCTCCACTAGCTGAAGCTCCCCTTACGGTAGCTTGTCCTGTCAGCCATACTTCACCATCATGAGCATTCCCAGACATTCCGGGGGTTGTCCAATAAAACCCTTCCCCCGCAGCAGAGTTAGCTGGATTGACTAAGAGAGAAGCAGCCCCAGTATCTGCTTGGGCAGTGTCTCTGGAGATAGCTGAACCATCGGCTGTAAATTCAGAAATAGTAGCATGTTCTATCCTAGGGTTTGCTACAAGGTTTACGGAAGGCATTCCTCTATCAACTGACAGGATGGTAGTGACTGCATCGTTCGCTACTGTCGCATCTCTGAAGGGGTAATATTTAGTAAATGCATGAACACTGGAACGTGTGCTAGGGTCTCGCTCCCACCCGTTCCAATCAATATTACGTGTAGTTGACATTAGACGCTATCCCCCTAATTAAGTTCCGTATCAATTATATCTTCTTCGTCGGTAACTGTAAAGCCATTATCTTTCAGTTCTATCCGGTCGATACTAAGTTCGTCCTTCTTAAGTGCATGTATCACGCTCATAAGGATATTATTTTTCTTTTCAAGTTCCTGTATCTTCATTACCTGCTGACCGATAACTTCATGTTCACTCATGGTTTCCCTCTTCTCTATAACTTTTGGTCTAGGAATTCCTTTTGGTGGTTCCACACCTTCAAACTTTACTCGTGTTTCATCCAATGTCAACCCTTGGATAATAGCTGTTTGTCGCATGAACAGATGTTCAGGCATATCATCTTCCCCATTCCACACCCAAGGTTCCATCTCGAATAGCCCAGTGTCATCATTAAAGAACCCCGGTATATCCTGAACTAAATCCTCGTTACCATCCAGCATTCTATCCTCTAAACAACACACCCTAACTCTGCGAGTCCTCGCAAGGTAAGGGTTAGTCCACTCTCCTATACGTTGAAACGTACAATCACAGAGGTCATCCCCATGAGTCCACATAAATTCTGGCATCGCTCTTGGATGTAGAGTTTGACTGGTTAGATTATGGGGAGCCTCCGTGAAAGCAAGTGTCATATTATCCTACGTTACTTAACGTTCCATCTGCAATAACTTTACGAAGCAGCGTACCGTTAGACTGGATAGCACTAGAAGTACCAATAGCACCAGCAAACGCAGTTCCCTGCTTGAATATAATTGCGGAAGTTGGTTCCGTTGTTGCAAAGGCGGTTTCTGCACCTAAGTAAAGGTTCTCAGCGGTAACGTGAGCGTCACCAGCGGTAACCGTAAGGTCTCCAGTTGTAAGGGTTACACCAGCAGAAAAGTTAGTGTCAGCAGAAGTAACTTCTAGAGAGTCACCATCCCACGCAATTGTAGCATCACTGTCCGTACCGAAGATGATTGTCTCATCGTCAGCGTAATAGTTCCAGTCATAACCCATCGCAGAGCGGGCAAGGATTCTTGCGTCGCCCGTTACGTCTGTCATCGCAAATGTAAGTTTAGCCATTATATTTTGTCCTCATTAGTGAAAGATAAACCGTTCACATCATCTTGAACACTTCGATTTGTACGCCACATGGTTTGTTTGATTGATTTCTTCAAAGCAATCGTTGCAGGAACATCCGGTAATGAAGCTTCCATTAGATTCATCACCTCCCCGATCATTCTTTTAGTCTGTATGTCCAGACTTTGCAACACACCATCGGTATATACACTTCTCATTGTTCACCATTACATTACTTTACATTCAATAAAAGAAGCTGGGGGTGGCTACTAAGAGCCACCCCCAACCATAATCTTACGTGTTAAGGTCGGTGACCTTAGCTTGTACGAAGAAGTTCTTGCAGCGAAGCTCACCCATAGTGTAGAGCAGACCACGAACCACTAGCGCATTAGCTGCGAAGTAGTCACGGTTTTCTACATACTGAGTAGGCTGTGCTACAGCAATTTCAAGGTAGTCAGTGTCAAGAACGTAAACGTTCGAGCCAAGAACCGCATCAGCCGTAGAAACTGACTTCGGTGTGTCAGCATCTGGCAGAATCGGAATACCCTGATAAGTTGCTAGGACTAGACCAGTTCGAGTGCCGGGGAACGTTCGTTCCGAACCAACACCAACCTGATACTCTTCCTGTCCCATATACCTCTGCTGAGAGTTCAAAAGACGCTCAAGCGTGAAGTACTGATCATGACCCAGAACGATAAGCTTTGGCTCACCACCGTTAGTACGGATGTTCTGAATACAGTTATCTATGAGGTTTAGGGATAAGTCTCGACCCGTGCCGTTGTTATCGCTAACTGTTGCAGCCGCATTCCAAGCACCGGATGTGCGGTCAGCATAGGTAAGGTCGTATGCTCGAACTCCACCATTAGCGGCGAAGTTAGCATTAGCGTCGTACACACCACCCATTGAACCACCGTCAACAGCGACGATATCATCAAGGGAGGTAAACCCAGCACGACTGTAAATTGCGATACCATCACCATCTGCAACAGCAGCGGAGGTAGTAGCATGAGTGATAACACCAGTTGAAGTGTTGACAGCCGAAACTGCTACACCAGAAGTGTTAATCCAGTCGTTTGCTGAGGTATCCCAAACCGTAAGTGTATCACCAATCTTAATATGTTTGGCAACGGCGGCTGGGACGGTAGAGGTAGTAGTACTACCAGCGGAAGCCAAATACATAGAACCTGCTAGAAGTTCCTCATTTAGTTCCTTTACATGGTCAAGCTGTGCATTCTCGTTCTCCATCGCAAGAACGTCTCCGATACCACCTTCGAGTTGCGCCGTGAAGACTGACTTCACAGAAGCACCGAATGTAGTCGCAACGATTCGAGGCAAGCTCGATATCGTCTCAATATTGGATACGTCCACGGTTGGAAGCGAACCAGTTTCAGTTACCGGAAGAGATCGACTTGATCCCCGGTCTGTCCTGATACGCCAACCAGCGGTGCTACCCCAGACAGTTCTGGGAATAGCGTTGAAAACACGAGTCTGGTTGTTCAAAGCTTGCCATACTTTCCTACCATAGGTTGTGTTGAATATGCCAGTGGCAGTATCAACCGTGAAGTATGTCTGCTTTTGCAGATACTCCGGGCCGAACACGGAGTTATACAAACCCCGTTGCGACTGAGCAAGATATTCACTTAATGAAGGATTAGCCATCTTTAAATCTCCTGTTTCTTATTCATAGTAATTAAAGAAGTTCCCTCGGAACTCCTGTAGTGTCTCCAGCTTGTATTCTCATCTGGAGTGCGCGAAGCTCTCCGTATGAAAGACTAGTAAGCTGGTCAACAGTATCGCCTTCAGTAGCTGATTTTACAATTGGAGTTGTTCCATCAGTTCCAAGAGCGGCGACTTGCGGTGCGACCAATCCTGTCTCTTCTCGGAAGCCCATCTTACGCAGACGTTCTTCAGACTCTTTTTCAACAGCCTTTTCCATACTACCCTCAAAAGCAGCGAGTTGTTTGCGTAGGGAATCTAGTTCCTTCTGCATAGATTTGAGTTCGTCGTCGTCGTCATCAGCGTCGTCATCAGCGTCGTCGCCAGCTTTTCTGTAGCCAGCTTCCTTCGTGTCATCTTCGTCATCTTCATCTGCGTCGTCGGCGGCTTTTTCATCAACATACTCATCTGCGGGTTTGTCATCGTCCTCGTCCTCGTCATCGCCAGCTTTTCGCATAGCCTGAATCGTGTTCTGCTGCTGGTCTATCTTTGTATTGATATTCGCAGCGGATTCAGAATCGTCAGCACTACTTGCGCTTCCACCGGTAGTTTTAGCTTTACGCTCTTTACCGGAGACATCCATGCCTTGGTCGGCCTTCAGCATGTTAGCAACTTCAGTTGCGAGTTCTTTGACTAATGAAGCCTTTTCAACAGCGGCTTCTTCTTCTTCTCTCTTATCTTCTTCTTCTTCATCGGCCTTTGAAAACCGTGCATCCATCTTCTGGAGTACTTCTGCAACCGCTGAGAGGGCTAGGCCATTGCCTTCTAGAGCCTTCTCTATGCGTTCCATTTCGTCTGCCATAAGACATTCCTCCTACAATCTATTCCAATCCAATTAAATTTTATGTATGGTTGGTCTAAGCCACCCCCGACCACACGAAAATGCAACGTTAGCACATTTGTTCTAACATTTTATTATACTATACTTGTATAAAAAACCTACAGAAAACACCAAAATTGTATTTATTTCTCATTTACGAGGGGTGTACCGACCTCAAAGAGGTGTAATATCTCATTTCTATAATCATACATCGGAACTTGCAGAAGCTTTTTTAGCTTCTCACATTGAGTTCCTTCGGGTATGGAAGCTTCTACCAAATCTAAAATCTTACCAACCATACGTGAATGTCTTTGCATAATATATTCTTGTTCTTTACTAACCTTTGTAATATCTACCATTCTAAACTCCTTTAAAAACCTAAACCCCTTACTATAAATTCATCTGGAAATTCAGCTGAAGCTAATTTGGCCCAACTTTTTGATTGACTTTTAGCTGCGTTTGTTAGAAAACCATTACCCCGTCCTGCGGGTCTAGGCCCAACATTTTTTGTGTGCTTCCGAACTGTTACCGTTTTTCCACTAGGATATGTTCGTTTATGAGAGGAGACCTCCATCGTTTTATCCCCCATGCCACCCGCTACTTTCCCCGTAGATGCTTTTTGAGTCTGATTAATCATACTTGCATAAGGAGTGTCATACTTAATTACCGCTACTTTATCCCCCCCCGTAAATTTAATAGAAGCGGAAGCCTGTAGC